TTAGAACGGTTAAGTATTAAACCGCCTTCACAATTAAATGCTACTGGTTGTGTCTGTGAACTATCTGGCATTAAATAACACCTGACATGAAGTTAGCAGAACCTCTTGGGTTTAATACTACTGTTGATCTAATGTATTCGTACTTATTAATAAGTAAACTCTGCATATTTTTAATGCCTTGTTCAAACCTAGTAAAGTTTAATTGATACTGTTGAGTTTCACCACGGTATTGATAAACAAAAGCAGATGCACCATCTATAATTACTGGTGCAAATCTTTCAGGAATACTTGTTGTATCTCCATGTGCAGATAAATCTGAAGGAAATGTATAAAAATCAAAAGTTAAAATGTATTCTTTATCAGGAAAAGGAAAAAGTAAATAATTATTATCAGGTGTACGTACAATATTTCTAGGTACACCACCATTGTCAAACTGTGCTACAAATACATCATCTGCATGTATAGCAGCAGTAGTGCTATTAGCACCACGTGTACACCCTGTAAGATCATTGCCTGATATAGCAGTGTAGGTTACTTGCTCACCACCAAGATATATAGTACCAGATGCATCAAACCCCGTAGTAGATGTAAGTGTTAATGTTGTTACAGATGCAGAATGTGAACCATTTAAAGTAGTAGAAGCTACTTCATCTTCTTGATTAGCATATTCGTTTTGTATGTATTCATTATAATTTAAAGTAGTAAGATTATTACCAGAAGAATTTAAATCAGTGCTTTTTTTAATTCTTGCTGTATTATAGTCTATAGATTTAGTACTCGTAGGTACTGCATATCTAACTTTTCCGGGAACTAATGTAGAAGTATTAGTAGAATGATTAAAAGAATAACCAAACTCTCTTTGATTAATATATCGTATAGCTTCATTTACTGCATTTTGACATTGTATTTGTACACCTCTAGCACTAGTAAAATTACTAGAAGTAAGCTCTACTTCATTCATACGTGTAATGACACTATTAGTTAATGAAAGAAATGTAAGAGCCATGATGTTTCCTTAATAAACTTTTTTTTGCCCCAAGAATTTTTTGTTGCATAAGTTTGATACACTAATGGGGCCAGCATATAGCCAGCCCCAAAGTATGTAGTTTTATTACAGTAGATCACGTTGAGCTACTGCAGCTTCAGTGTGAGCAGCCGAAATATCTGCAATTACTGCATAGACCCGAAGGCGTCCAGTAGCAGGTGCAGCACCAGCAATAACAACATCAATGGTATCTGCAGCACCAACAAGAGCAAGTGCTTCAGCAGCATAAAGTGATGCAGCACCAGTGTTTACGATGTTAGCTTCACCATTACTACCTTTTACAAGGTATGTACCAGCAGCCGCATCTAGTGCAGCACCGTCAATGATGTCATCTCCACCACCAAAGTCAACATTACAAGTACAACTTGCAGTGAAAGACTTCATAATTTCCGCACCGCCAGCAAGCATTACTGTTTCAGCAGGGATTTCAAGTAGTTGAAAGATGTCACCATCTGCGCCAGAATATCCAGCAGTTACCATTGCGTCAATATCTAGGATTGCTTCAATGGTTCGTACAGAGTTACCAACTACTGTAGGAACAGCAAGAACATTTGCCCCAACACCAGCAGTATCAATGGAAGTCATGTCATAAGTAGCCATAATTTATATCCTCCTTATGCTGCGTTATAACGGGCAGTGACGATTGCTTCTGGACGAAGAATCTTCCTACCGTATAGATGCATACCACGAACAATGTCAGCAAAGCTGTCAGGGTCACGATATGTTTCTGTCTTATTAATTTGCTCCGCAGTTGCAACAGACGAATCATGTCCAGCAACAATAATACCGCAATTTGTCAATTGGTTTGCAGTACCTGAAGTTCCGGGTCCAGTGCCTAGTGCTGGCAAGTTAGACGAGGAATACACACGGAAGCCGTGAAAGTTGTTGACAGCCAAGCCATTACGCAGACCACCTGATTCACCGAAATCTGCATTCATAAAACGTGAGTCTTCATCAGCAAGAATTTCCATGAATACTGGATCAACCACAAGCCACCGACCTTGTGAGTCAACTTGTTGTTGGTCAAGCAAACGTTTCATACGAGCAATAATCATTGCAGGAGAAACGGTAGCAGTTGGCAAAGAAGTGGCACCGGGCATACGTGCAGTCACAGGAATTGAGTGAGTGCCAGCAGAGGCAGTAGTGATATTGCCAAAGTCACTTTTATGCAGTTGCATAGAGGAAAGCAATTCGTTAGCACCTGCAGTAGATACAGCCTTAGAACCATTAACAGTTGTGTTAAGGGTATCACCTTTGCTGTGCAAAGAAGACTGCTTGTAGCCTGACATGTACGCAAGAACTTCTTGGTCATGGTTGTCTGCCAAACGATAGGCAGCACGGCTCGTTGCCAAATCCATGAAATTAACATGGCTGTGTGCTTCTTCAATATCGTCCATTTTAAAAGCAAAATAATTAGCTTTGTCAATGACTAGTGTGAAATCTTCATCTTCTAAGTCTTGTGCTGTGACATTTGTGCCACGTGCATATTCACTTACTGAGATTTCTGGTTCTTTGATAATCTTTACGGTATCACCTTGTGAGGCAATCTCCCCAAAATAATCAGAGTTAGTAATATCTCCACAAACAGTACTCTTGCGAAAAGCAAGCTGTACTTTTTTGGAATAGATTACGGGACTGAAATTACCGTTTGGTAAATTCCCATAACCCGTTGCGGTTGTAAAAGCCATAGTAAATCCTCCTATGATATTGTTTGGCTTAAGTAAGCTAAACAGAGTTAGTAAGAGGCTGATTATTTTCTAGGGTGCAGGTGTATTACAGTTTGCCAACCGTTATACTACTGGGCCTGTACTTAGTCAGGTAGTTCTTATCCGTGTTTAGACTTTATGTGAAAAGGGTTAGTAATTGAGGTAGTCCTTAACGGAGGCTCTTTGTTACTATACCCTTAGTTATATTGACATTTTGTTTTTTGTCAATAGTTATTATCGGGCATTACCCGAAATATCGTAAATAAATTTACCAGTACGCATTGCTTTGGTAATTTCTTCTTGATTCTTTTCAAAATCTTTGTCAGACATCTTAGCAACATCTGATTCTTTAATCATGCTTTCACTTTCAGTAGCATCAATAGAAGTCTTGCTTCGTTTACTTACAACACTTGCTGCCTCTTTTGACTTAGCTTTCTTAGCTACTTTAGTTAAACCTTTATCAGATTTGTAAAGATCAATAACTCGTATAACAGATGCAGGATCGTCAGGGTTTTCATATAAAGCATCTTGAACCCACTTAGGTTGCTCATCTGCCCAATCGTGAAACTCATCTGAATTTTTTAAATCATCAAAGTCTTCATGTGTTTTCCTAATCTTACTCTCATAAGATAGTCGAGTGCTTTCATAATTAGCATCATCTATTTCTTGTAACCGTTTTTCTGCTTTACTAAACATTGACTCTGCTTTTTTACTGGCAATAGTCTCTACAATAGTAGCAACATCAGGGTACTTATCTATCCAAGCTTGTACATCTTCTTCAGATTTAGGTGGGCGAATAGAAGAGTCATTCATTCTACCTTCAAGGGTTTCAAACTTTTCTTTCCACTCAGTTTCTTTCTCACTCATATGGCGTCTAAGATCACCATATCTTTTCTTAAAAGATTTTTCTTCTCTTGATAACGTCTTTTCTTCATCTTCTGTATCGGACGTTTCTTCTTCGGCAACCTCTTCTTTAGTACCTTGGAGTTCTTCAAGCTCTTTCTCGTCCTCTTCAATACGTCTACGATTACGATTGTTGTGGTTAGGGTTTACAAACCCTGCAACTTTAGGGCTTTCCATTGTTTGTAGTTCAGGCATATCCATCTCCTTTATGTTGGGGCCAGCCGTAGCTGGGTAGCCTTATTGTTATTGTGGATAGATTGTTAATCTATTTCTTTTTTCGTTTCTTCATTAAGCCGCCTTTATTTAAATCTTCAAAAGAATCTGCATCTTGTCTATCTATTTTATTACGACTATCATTTATAGTTTCTCTTTGTTTACCAGTTAAATCTTTAACTTCACCTTTTTCATATCCAGATTTAACTTGACTAGGTAATAAATTAGGACCATCATCCCCTCCCCCACTTCCGGGTATTACATTAGGATTTCGTCTAGCTGCAGCTTGTTGTTGAGCTACTTGTTGTGCTGATCTTTCTGCTGCTAATCTTGCAAGTTCTTTTCTATCTGCTTCTCTTTGAGCAGATTCTTCTACACCTAAAGATTTCATCCAATCTCTTAATTCTTTACCTTTTACTTTACCATCGTCATCATAATCAAAACCTAGTTTTTTAGCTTTTCTTTTTCCTCCTACAGTATTTCCATATCCTGTAGCTAATCCAGAGTTTGCTGCTTTTAATAGATTAGAGGGTATCATAGAATCAATTTTACTTAAAGCTGCTTCATATTCTTCTTTACTAATTAACTCAGCATCAAAATTTAACTGTGCTGCGGCTCTTGTTTTAGCAACACTTCTCATACCTTCAATACTACTTAGTATTTGCATAGCTGGCATTTTTTTAACAAGGTTACTAAATGGATTTTGATCAGGCCGACTTCCTGCAGCAGGCGCAAGATTACCTAATTCTTTATCTATAAAATTACTAAGGTTATTTTTACCTGTAAAACCACCTTCATCTACCCAACTTTCACCAAAACTTCCACTGCCTCCTCCACCTTCACCACCAGAGCTACCACCATCACCATTATCATCACCTGTTCTCTGAGCAGGTACACACTGGAAGCCATTCCACATACGACCCTCACCACACTGACCTACATCAGGTGTAGCTACTGCAGGAGCAGTTGCTGGATCAGAAACTACAGGAGTAGGGGTAGCAGTAATATCAGGGGTTACAGCACGTGGCATACCCATTCCTGATGAGCTACTAAGCCCCGGCACTCTAAACCGAGCAAAAGGATCAGGTGTACCACCTACAGCCATCTGTTGACTTACAGGGTTAGTAACTTGTGCAGGGGTATTTCTTGGTTGCATTTGTTGTGTATTAGCTTGTTTAGGCATTTGACCTACAGATATACCACGTTGATTTAATTCTTTTGCAATAGCAGGGTTTTGTTGTGCCATAATAGAAACTTGATCAATAATACTGTCAATTTCATTAGGGTCAGCAAACATACTAGATACTTGACCACCTTCAGCAAAAGCTACTGATGTACCTTTTTTATTAACTCGTTCATTAACCATAGGATCATTTTTAACTGTGTAAGCAATCTTATCCATAAGACCACCTTCATAAGCACCAGTGGTCATCATAGCTTCTAGTGCTTGTAGGTCTGCCTCAGTAATACCTTGATTAGAATTTTGTGCCATCTGTTGTTGTGGTTCAACAGGTTCACCACCTATCCTACCATTTCTTTCCATATCTTGCAAGCCTAACTTTGCTTCCATACGTAAATCTTCAAAATACTTTACACCAAAAAATCTGACTACATCAGCAGGTACAACATACTCACCACCAGAAAGTTGTGCTGGTATATCATCCCTTACCTCTTCAGCAAGAGAACCAGAAGGGATTTCATTACCCGATACAGGGTCTACATTAAGGCCATCATCTCTAATGCCACCTTCTCTAAGTACCATTTCCATTTGTTCGTCCATGTTTAAACTAAGCCCCCTTCGGCAAATCTT